AAAGGATGAGTGATGGCCGGAGAAACCGTAATCACCGTGGTGGGCAACCTCACCGCAGATCCTGAGATGCGCACGACCCGTAATGGTTCCACGGTGGCGAATTTCAGCATCGCGGCCACGCCGAGAGTGTTCGACAAGCAGTCGAACCAGTGGGTTGACGGGGACGCGCTGTTCCTGCGCTGTTCCGCCTGGCGTGACCTTGCCACTCATTGCGCGCAGAGCCTGAGCAAGGGCATGCGCGTGATCGCTCAAGGCCGGTTGCAGCAGCGTTCCTATCAGGCGCAGGACGGTTCCAACCGTACCGTCATCGAAATGACCGTGGACGAGATCGGCCCATCGCTCAAATATGCGACGGCTCAGGTGCAGCGTCAGCAGCATGGCAACGGTGGTGGCTTCCAGGGCAATAATGCGGGTGGTTTCGCCGGTGGCGCTAGGGATCAGCAGCCCCAGCAGCAGTCGCAGGCTCCGGCCGATGATCCGTGGGGCGCTCCGGCTGGAGAGCCTGATTTCTGATGCGTGAGTGGATTGAGCCGCCGGACGTGCTGCCCACATGTCCGATTCATGGGTGCGCGCTGTATCCGGCGCGCCCCATCCCATGCCCCGAATGTGAGGCCGAAAGCGAAGACCATTACGCGGACATTGGCGATGCCGACATTTGGATTTTGGAGGACGAATGACGCAGGAAACCACCATCGACGTGCCGAAGGCCTACTGGTGGACCCAGAACAAGCGTGGAGACTGGCGGGCGAAATACCGGCGCACCAGCGTCGTGAAAAGATGCGCCTACCTCACCTACCGCAGTCTCATCAACAGCGGCAAACTCAAGCCGCCCACCAAATGGCCGGTGCACGTGACCGCCATCATCCACCCCTTGACACACGGCAGATTCGACCCCGAGAACGCGGCGCCGATGGTCAAGGCAATCTTGGACGCCATCACACAAGCCGATTTCTGGCCGGACGATAACGCCAGATACGTGGTCGGCCCGGACTACCGGTTAGGCGAGCCAAGCGCAGAAAAAGGCGTCTACCACATCACCATCCGAATCGAAGAGGAAGAACACTAATCATGGCGACGAACGTGACTGAGAAAGACAAGACACTGCAAGAGGTCATCGACTTTCTGCAAAAAGAGTGGAATGCAGCTAATAACGCTTCTGATAATCCAGACGAAGAAGTGCTGAAGTACGACTTTTACGACGGAATGACGACGGCTTACGAGCATGTAATCAATTACTGCCAGTCCCTGCTCGGCTATTCCGGCTCCATGCCTTCCGAGGTGCCTAACCAAAGCGAGGACGCGAAATGAATAAACGGTACAAGGTTTGCCCACTTTTTTGGAGTGATTACGGCGATGAGCGCACCTTGATGAATATGGGTGTGTTTGAAGAGTTGCTGAACGAGGGTTGGCAGATTCTGCGGGTGGATACCATGCCGCCAACGGAATTGCGTGATAACGCCGTCACCGCGACGAACGTCTACATCCTTGAGAGGGAGGCTAATGATGATTAGCCAATACGACAAGGACATGTGTTGCCTGTATATCGCTGAGGGGATGAACTACATCTGGCAACAACGAAGGAACCAAGAGCTTCCCCGAATACTTGAATCATTGGCCGACAGGAAGCTCATGAAGCGTGTCCATGGCGGGTATGCGATCACACTCAAGGGCCTGTTGGCAGTCAAGGTGTGGAGACTTCACCTGTTCCTGTTCCATCACGATGAATACAAGTACTTCAGGAGGAAGAAATGAGCAGGGCTGAAACCACCGCCATGCTGTCCAAGCTGGTCGAGAAGAGGTTGAAGAATCGCGTGAGCTATTGGGCTAGCGAGGTTAACTTCGACCTTGGAACACCACGGAACAGGCGCATCGACTACATCGGATTCAAGCCTTTCACGCCCGGCTACGTGCTCGAACCAAGCAGTGTGGAACTCGGCACTTTCTCCTGCTATGAAATCAAGTCATGCATGGCTGATTTCAAATCGGGTCACGGGCTGACGTTCTACGGTGACGAAAACTATCTAGTCACCACGCCTGAGCTTGCGGATGAACTGCGCGTGGGCCATCAGATTCCGCGAGACATCGACCAAGTGTTGGTGCCCACGGCCAAAGGGGACAAGCTCAGATGCCTGTACGACGTGTCCTATGGAGACAAGCGGAATAGCTACAGGCGGCGTCCGGCGAGTGAGATGCTGTACGCCATGATCGAAGCGAACGGAAAGAGGACGAATTGAGCATCCTGCTTGACGAGGCCAACGCTTATGAGCGTGGCATGGATGATGATTTGACTTTGGCGAAACGGCTCTGCTGGGACAGCTACGAATGGGATGGCGTCGATAGCGACTGTGTGGCGAAAGACGAGGACGACGCATGGGATTACGCGGGGGAAATCTGCGGCTATCAGGAGGACTTCATCGACCGGGCGCGCGACCTGCTCGAAGTGGCACGCAAGGCGGTAAACGAATGAGCAAGGCAATCCGATATGTCGAGTGCGCCCACTGCGGCGAGACGGTGGGCAGCTATTACGTCACCTGCCCTTACTGCGGGTATCGGCTGGTGGACGCGAAGCAAGCCGTAATGATGGGTTTGTCATGGTGACGCTTGACCCGCCACCGGACTTGGTGGAGATTGCCGAAGCCCTGGATGCGATGGCGAAACCACACGTGGGAAGCGGCTGGGCGAACACCAACTACACCGACCTGCCCTGCACCACGCCACGGCAGGAGGCAATCTGGATGGAATTCAACGGCATCACAAGAGGGGAGGATTGATGGCAAGGCGCGGTTACGTGCAATTGGCCAATGGCTTCTATCTCAACCGGAAGGTACGCCGGTTGCGTCGCACCATGCCCTCTGCCGTCAGTGCGTTCGTCGTCATGCTTTCCTACTGCGGTGACAACCTCACGGACGGCTTCGTGGACTCGGACACGGCGGAATTCGTGCTCGACATCACCACGCAGGAGCTTGACGCTTTGCAGCAGGTCGGATTGATCGAGGCCGTGGATGGCGGCTATGTCATCCACGATTATCTCGAACATAATCGGAGCCGTCAGCAGGTGATGGCCAAGCGCAAGCGTGAGCATGACCGGTATTCTGCTGGCAGTCTGCCGGCAGAAATTGCGCAGACTGCCGGCAGAATCGAAACAGAATCGGGACAAACACCAGAACACCAGAACACCAGAACCCAAAAGAAAGAGAAAGAAGAATATTCTTCTTCTTTCTCCAAAGAAATCGGGGTAAGCGACTTCGAGCTAGTGAGGGAGAAGGCGCACGCCAACGCAGACATCATCCGAAACTATCCGAAACTCGACCTATCGGACGCATGGAACGCATTCAACTCACGGCATTACGGCGAAACACACACCGTCAACGACTGGACGCGCCTGTGGAAAGGCTGGTGTCAACGCAGAGCCAACATGAGCGGCATCCCACCCTCGAAACGCCACATACACACGTGGAAATGCTCTCACGTGCTCGAAGCGCTCGGACGCGACGAAGAAACCGCACAGGCAGACGAAAATGCCTGCGAATTAGCCGACAGACTCAACAAGGAGAAATCATGAAACACGACGAACCGGAAACCATGTACAGCCGTGAATGGTTGGAACATGAGCGCCGCAAGGCATGGCAGGAAGGCTACGCCGCCGGCTGGAAAGACCAGGAATGCGACTTCCCGCCACACACCACAGAAAACCCATATCTGGAGACCAAATGACCAATACCGAGAAGACAATAATCTGCACCGTCATCACCTGCATGCTCATCATCTTCCTCACCATCGGCACATGCATCTCCATGCAGTGGTACACGTCCACCCACCACGATTTTCAAATGGAGACGGTCAAGACCGGTGACGTGACGTGGGCATGCCTCAAAGACCGAGGCGCATACATCGGATGCAACACAGTGGAGGAATACAAGTGAAGAAAATACTCGAAGACATGATCATCAAGTGGCATCAGGCCGGTTACGCGCTCGACGAGATCGCGCCGCTCGTGCCGCAAGTGCCGAAAGCCGAAATCGCCGCGATCATCACACGATACGACAAGGAGACTCGACTTTGACCGACTGCCAGCACTGCCGGAAGCCAATGAAGCCGGTGGCCGCGAATCTGCTCTGCGCCAGCTGCCGAGAAAACTACTGGCAGCTGATCCGCCAGCTCGGACACGTCCAACTGCCCGCCCTGCGGAGCATCATGCTCCGACAGGCCCGCATCGGCACCCCAGCACACACGCCAAGCCGAGGCAACGCACCAATACCCATCGACACCCACGCTCAAGACCTCATCGCAGACAGCGAAGCATGGTTGGCGGAACAGGCGGGCAAAATACGCGCCGCATACGCTGGATACGACTGGCGGAAAGCGTGGTTCGCCATAATCAGCAACCGGCGCACCATCCTCGACATGAGCACTGCAGCAGACGATTACGCAGCCCTGGAACACATCAGCCGACGCAACGAGACGGCCTTGACACCAGAAGAGGCAATGGTCATCATCGGCACATGCCCACAATGCGGCCACCAAGCCACCAGCACGCCACAGGCCGACGAATGGACATGCCCGCACTGCAAATGGCAAGGCGGAGTCCAAGCCATCAAAGCCACCCGCGACAACAAACTCTGGCAACTCGAATACACCGGAAAACCAGTCGAAGTCGCAAGATACCTCTCCAAAATGGACATCCACTGCACAAGCGACCAGATCCGCCAATGGCTCACCAGAGGCAAACTCCACGCCACGCCGACAAAACACAAAGGAGAGTACGTGTTCAACCTCGGAGAAATAACCGCCATGCTTGACTGTCACAATTAAAATGCTATACTGTCGTACAGTAGTAAAATGGTTCAGCCTGAAAGGGCTGGGCCATTATTCATATCAGCTTCGGTAGCTCAGTGGCAGAGCACGAGGGATAGCACAGATACCAGAGGACGGATACCAAACCGGCCATGGCTTCATGATTCTTTGCGAATGCCCGTGATCAGAGATAGTGCATCCCACACCATGCGCTGGTTCGACTCCAGCCCGAAGCACCACAAGGCGGTGACCACATGCCAGGAAGAACGCGCAAGACCAGCCGCCAATTCGAAAAAGACAAGGCCACATTCTTCACACAATGCAAGGCACAGCATGCAGTCTGCTGGTTGTGCGGCATGCCAATCGACTACAACGCAGTCAAGAACACCACAGATGACTCATTCAATCTCGATCACATGTTCCCGGTCAGCAAGCATCCCGAACTCCAATTCGACCCAGCAGGCTTCAAGCCGAGCCACACCAGCTGCAACCGCTTGAGAGGCAACCAAGATCCGCCAGCGCCAATCGGAACACTCTCAAGACAATGGATAACAACAGCATGAGCCCAACACGAGGGGTAGGGGCGGTGAAATCGTAAAACCAACGACAGAGCGCAAGACGTCCCGCGTGGTTGGTCTTCCTCTCCCCGACGAGTGAAATTGTTGGCGGGTCGCGCGCGATGGCAGATTAGGGGGTGTTTTCGATGAGTGCGAAGTTTCCGAGTCGGAATGTGGCGGAGGCGTTGGAGCGTTCGTTGAAGAACGCTGACCTCAAGGCTGTGAATTCTGCTGTTGTCGCTGCGGCTCGCGTGTTGGCTGAGCGTATCGATTATCTGACGTTCTCCGGTTTTGTCGATGAGAACGGCAAGCTCGACAACGTTTCGCTGCCGACGTTCCTCAAATATTGTCAGTCGCTTGGTTTGACGGTGGATGCTCCGGCTAAGGTTGGTCGTCCCGCGAAGCCGAAGGTTGAATCGAAGCCGGAGGCGCGTAAGAGCGACAAGGTTGTGCAGATGGAAGATTTCATGAAGCGTTTCGGCTAGGAGGCGTTCGATGGCGTCGGAAGATTTGAGTGTTTTCGGTGCCATCGATGATGACCTGCATGGTGTTACGTTGCCGCGGATCTTCACGCCGCCGCTTAGAGAGCTTGATAAGACCACCAGCAATGGTTTCGCGGTGATTGCCTTCGCGGAGATTATGCTTCATGTGCATCTTTATCCTTGGCAGTGCTGGCTGCTGGTCCATGCGCTGGAATTGCTTGAGGATGGCAGCTATCGCTTCCGCAAGGTGATTGTGCTTGTGGCCCGTCAGAATGGCAAGACCACGCTGATGGGTGTGCTTGCCGCATGGTGGCTGTTTGTGGACTCGAATAAGCACCCGGATAGGGTGCCGCCCGTGAAATTTCTGGTGGTTGGTGCCGCGCAGACCTTGGATAATGCCAAAGGCCCATATTCCCAAGTCAAGGAGTGGTGTAATCCGCGTCCTGAGACTGATGAGGAGTCCGATCTGGTGGTGCCCGAGCTTGCGGGCATGACGCAGAAATTCGTGAACACCAACGGCGAGGAAGCCATCGTGCTGAAGTCGAAGGCGAAATACATTGTCCGTGCCGATAAGAACATTCGTGCGAAGAGCGCGGCCCGTGTGATTTTCGACGAGCTGCGCGAGCAGCATAATGATGATGGCTGGAATGCCGTCTCTCAGACCACGAAGGCCGTGTGGAGTTCGCAATTGTGGGGCATCAGCAATGCTGGCGATTATCGGTCTGTGGCCTTGCGTAAGCAGGTGGACAAGGGCCGGAAGCTCGTGGACACTTGGAAGCAGTGTGTGGCCGATGGTGTGGATGCCGCCGAGGCTTTCGCCAATGGCGAGCAGGACGGCTCATTCGGCTATTTCGAATGGTCCGCGCCTGATAAGTGCCCGGTGGATGATGCCGACGCGATCCGCCAGGCTAACCCGTCGCTCGGTTATGGCCCTATGACCGTGGCCAGTGTCCGAAGCGATATTGATGGCATGACCGAGGCCGCATTCCGCACAGAGGTCCTGTGCCAGTGGGTGACCGCCGACATCGTGCCCTACATCAACCCGAAGCTGTGGGCGCATGGCACAGATAATGCGTCCTGCATTCCGGCTGATAATCGCGTTGTCCTGGCCGTCGATACCAGCGCCGACCGCCAGACCACGTATGTGGCCGCCGCTGGCCTGCGCGCCGATGGCCTGCCTCATGTGGAGCTTATCGCGCGTCGTGACGGCATGCTGTGGGTGCCGCACTTTCTTGACCTATTGCGTGAGAGCTGGCCGTCGATTTGCGAGATCGCCGTGCAGTCGAAGGGCTGTCCGGCCGTCGATTTCATCGACCCCTTGACCGAAAAAGGCTGGAACGTCCACCTTATCGAGGGTTTCCGCCTTGGCGCGTGCTGCGGCCGCTTCCTCGACCGCGTGCGCGAAGGCAAGCTCCGGCACCTGCCGCAGCCCGCCATCGAACAGCAGGTGAGCGTGGCCGTGACAAGGCGTCTCGGTGAGGTCGAGGTGTGGGATCGCGCTAAGAGTGCTTTGCAGATCAGCGGCCTTATCGCCGAATCGGAAGCATTGTACGCCTTGGAGACCATGCAGGCTGTGGATGCTGAGCCGGTGAAGGCTTCCGCCTATTCGGGGCATGGATTGATGATTCTTTGACTTTTTTGAAGCGATTGGAGGTGCCTTATGGGCCTTTGGAGCGCCTTGAGGAACGTTTTCCAGCCGCGCTACAGCATTTCCTTTGATTTGTCCGACCAGATGGCCATGATTCAGGGCCAGACTGAGGCCGAGCTTTTCAAGACGCAGCCGCATTTGCGTACCGTGATTACTTTTCTGGCGCGGAATGTCGCTCAGGTCGGATTGAAGGAATTCGAGCGTGTCAGCGACACCGACAGGCAGCGTGTGACCGATGATGTGCTGATAAATCTGCTGAAGCAGCCGAACGGCACGATGACCGGCTATGAATTGCTTAGGCAGCTTGTGGCTGACTTGGCGCTTTACGATAACGCTTACTGGGTTGTCATGCAGACGCCTGATCGGGACGTGGACAGGTTCGGCAGTTGGCAGATTCAGCCGATTCCGCCATGCTGGGTGCAGGCGAAGCTTGATGGCAGCGTTTTCCAGCCCGCCTACTATCGCGTTTACCCGAATCTGGGCACGTCATATTACGATGTGCCTGCTGATGACATGCTCGTTTTCCATGGATGGAACCCTGATGACCCGACACAGGGCGTGACTCCGGTGCGTGCCTTGAAGGACATCATCAACGAGCAGATTCAGGCATGGTCGTATCGCACTCAGGTGTGGAAGCGTGGTGGCCGTATCGGCAGCGTGCTGGTGCGTCCGAAGGATGCGCCGGAATGGAATGACGCCGATCGCGAGCGTTTCAAGCGCGGGTGGAAGGAATTCACCGACAATGGTGCTCAGGCCGGTGCCACGCCACTGCTTGAGGATGGCATGGAATTGAAGCGTTTGGGCTTCAATGCTCGTGAGGAGGAATTCAGCGAGGTCACGAAGCTGTCGCTGTCCACCGTCGCAAGCGTCTACCACGTCAGTCCGGTCATGGTCGGCATCCTGGACAACGCGAATTTCTCGAACACCAAGGAATTCCGCAAGATGCTGTACTCCGAGACGCTGGGGCCGACCATGCGCATGATCGAGGACAGGATAAACACGTTCCTCGCTCCGAAGGTAGGTGCGCCGGACGCGAATTACATCGAATTCGACATCCGCAGCAAGCTTTCCGGCGATTTCGAGGAGCAGGCCAGTGTGATGAGCACTTCGGTCGGCGCTCCGTGGATTACGCCGAACGAGGCGCGCGCCAGCCAGAATCTGCCGCGCGTCGAGGGCGGTGACGAACTGGTGGTGCCGCTCAATGTCACCAAGGGCGGCCAGTCAAGCCCGCAGGATGGCGGGGACCCGTCACGTCCAGCCGATGGGTCGGCCATCGAATCGGATGATGACGAGAAAACAGCGGCCATCGTCGGCATGTGGCGTGACCGATTGGAAAAGAGCGTCAGATCACGGTTTGGCGCCGGCATGGGAGTCGATGACATCAAATGGCTCAAATGGCAGAACGAACTGCAGGCCGACCTGAACATCAAAGCCGGCCTGGGGCAGTTCGATGCCGGTGTGAGGGCATTGCAGGAGACGGAGGACATGCGAACGCATTTCAAGGAGGTGCATGATGCACTTTAAGGATTTCGAGTGCCGATTCAAGGCCGATGGCGAGGAGTCGGCACTCAAGGATGGCGAATTCATCGCCTACCCTTCCACTTTCACCCGCGAACCAGACTGCTACGGTGACGTGGTGGCAAAGGGCGCATTCGACAAGACCATCAAGGAATGGCAGGACAGCGGCAACACGCTGCCCGTGTTGTATGGGCATCGTATGGATGACCCCGATTACAACATCGGCGGCGTCGATTCGATGGGCGAGGACGATCACGGCTGGTGGATCAAAGGCCATTTCGACATGGACTCGCCGAAGGCCGCGCAGGTCTACCACCTGATCAAGGAAAAGCGTCTCAGTCAATTGTCCTTCGCGTTCGACGTGATGGACGAGGGCGAGGTGGAGCTCGATGACGGCACCAAAGCCAACGAATTGCGTGAGCTGAGGGTGTATGAGGCGTCCTTCGTGCCTGTCGGCGCGAATCAGGATACGGGCATCGTGGACGTGAAGGACGCGCTGCGCCGGTTGAAGACCGGATGCACCCTCTCACAGAAGAATCTTGGCATTCTCTCGCAGATCGCCGATGACCTGACCGGTCAGGCGAAGAAACTCAAGGATTTCGTGGCTGAGAACACCACTCAGTCCGACAACAACAATGACAATGACCAGAGTGACGATGCGAAGGCATCGGATGCCGGTGCAGCCAAGAACGAGGAGCCCGATGGGGCCAAGTCCGAGGAGCCGGACGGTTTTTCCGAAGCGGAAGCGTTGCAACTCGCAATCAAGATTGCCCAAGTTGGGCGGAAAGGGGAGTGACCGTAATGGCATCTCTCAAGGAAAAGCGAGCCGCGCTTGTCAAGCAGCTCGAAGAAAAGCAGGGTCTGCTGGCCGCTGGCAAGGCTGATGGCGATACCATCGCATTTGTGAAGAGCGCGCTGGCCGAGGTCGAGGGCATCGACCGTCAGCTGGACGGCATGAAGCAGTCCGATGATCTGCTCGCGCAGATCGGCCAGCTCAACGCCAAGACCGGCGTGCAGCATGTTGGTGGCTCCGACGCCATCCACGCCAAGAGTATCGGTGATTATTACGTCAAGTCCATGCAGAATGCTGGCCTTGACGTGAAGTCTGCCATCGCACGCAACTTCGAGGTCGAATACAAGGCAGCGGATGATACTCACGTGGAAGGCGCGCCGTCCGAAGGCTATGCCCCGTATCTGACGCAGATCGACACTCAGCCTGCTCGACCGTATCAGCGTCCGCTGGTCGTGGCCGACCTCTTCGCTTCCGGTGCCGTCAGCGGCAACCTGATCGAATACCCGGAATTCAGCGAGCTTGAAGGCAACGCCTCCACCGTCGCCGAAACCGGAGTAGCCCCGCAGGTCCATTGGAAGGAACCTGTGTGGAAGCAGGACAAGATCAGCACCGTCGCCAGCTTCTTCGCCATCAGCGACAACATGATGGACGATCTCAACTGGATTGTGTCGGAAATCAACAACAACGCGCAGTATGACCTGAAGCTGGCGGAGGAAAACCAACTCCTGTCCGGTGATGGCACTGGTAATAATCTGAAGGGTCTTTTCAATCGTGAGATTCAGACGATGGGCCAGGATGAGCTGTCGGACGCCGACCGTCTGTCCAAGGCCAAGCTGTACATCACGCTGAAAACCAATTATCAGGCTGACGCATTCGTCCTTAATCCGGTCGATTTCTGGAAGCTGACCATCGCCAAGAACGCGGAAGGCTCTTACCTCAACCTGACTAACGGTTCCACTTTGTGGAATGTCCCCGCAATCGCTACCGCCGCCATTGCCGAGGGCACCGCGCTGGTCGGTGCCTTCAAGAGCGCCGAGCTTTTGCGCAAGGGTGGTCTGGTCGTGAAGATGACCGACTCGAATGCCGATGATTTCCTGCACTTCAAGCAGACCTGCCGCATTAGCGAGCGTGTCGGCCTGCAAGTCAAGTATCCGAAGGCCTTTGTGAAGGTCACTCTCGGTAAGGCGGCCTGATCATGACGCAGAAGTATGTGCGCTTCGTCACCCCGAAAGAGGCGAACATCGACAAGACGCAGGATGTGGCGGAGCTTGTGGCGCTTGATGCCAAGGGCAAGCCGGTCACTATCGGCGGTGCCGCCTCTCTTCCGGTGGCGAAGAATGTGTCCAAGGCCGCAGGCGATGCGCCGACCAAGCAGGAATTCGATGCTCTTGTCGATTCTCTGGTGGCCGCTGGCCTGATGGCAGCCAAGTAAGTGATTGGGGGTGCGGCATGACTGCCGTGATTGGTGATCTGATTCCAAGCGCCGACTCTTTCCAAGTCGATGCCGGTTTCAAGATGCATGCCGCTCAGACTGCGATTCGCCGGTATTGCGGCTGGCATGTCGCGCCTTCCGTCACTCGTACGATTCGCTTGGATGGTCACGGCGGTGATTCGCTGCTCTTGCCATCCAAGCATGTGACCGCGCTTTCGAGTCTCAAGCTTGATGGCGTGGAACACGTGCAGGATGCGCGGTACAGCGAGGCCGGGAGCCTTGTGCTGGTCAATGGCGCCACCTTTCCCGATCTGCCGGGGAGTGTGGAAGCGACCATTACCGATGGTTGGGATTTGGAGGATGTGCCGGAAGTGCAGATGATTCTGCTGGACATCGCGTCTCGTGTGATGCAGGTTCCCGGCACGGTGTCAGCTCAATCCACGAATGGCAGCAGCGTCACCTATCGCTCCGGCTCCGATGGTGGTGTGCCTAATGTGGCGCTTTTCGAGTCCGAGAAGCGCACGCTGCAGCCCTACCGCTTGACGTGGGGGGTGAAGCCGTGACTTCCGCATTGGATTATCTCGGCGGTGGTACGTCCTTCAACATGTCTGGCGCGACCAAGTGGCGGCGTTTGCGTGCGAAGAAGGTCATGGACCGGTATTCGGGCGAGTTGACTGGTGAGGATTGGGACCACCCGGACGTGCTGGAATTCAATGGCTCGCTTTCCAGCTCCAGCAGCATGAGGTCTCCTGACGCCTTGCGTGAGGAGACCACGAGCACGGCTTACCTCACCTCGACCGACCCGTCACTCGATATCATGCCCGGCGACCGCATCAGGGCCATGCCGGATGACGGCAGGTGTTGGGAGGTATCCGGCTATCCGAGTCGTGACCAGAACGCTTTCACTTCGTGGCAGCCGACGATTGAGATTCCACTTGAAGAGTACAGGGGGTGATGGTCTTGGGTGTGATGGTCAAATTCAACGATCGATATTTCGATGAGCTGATGAATTCGGCTGGCGTCAAGGCCATGACCCGCAGGGCGGCCGAAAAGACCTTGGAATATGCGAAGTCTCACGCTCCCGTGGACACCGGCGCATACCGTGACGGCCTCCAGATCGAGGAGGTCAAGCATGCGCACCGTACCACATGCATGGTGGTCGGCACCGATCCGAAGACTCTGCTCGTGGAGTCGCGGACCGGCAATCTCCGCAAGGCGCTCAAGGCTGGCAAGTCATGACGGCAGTGCTACCACCAGACCTCGAAACATGGCTGTGCGCTTACCTCCGTGGCAAGCTGAAGCCATCCTACGGCAAGATTCTCGTGCACATTCGAGAGCCGGACGATTACGACGGCTCCTATCCTCTCGTGGTCGTGCGTGACGATGGCGGCAGCCAGTCCAATCGCGTGCTCTTCGACCGCAGCATTGGTATCACCGTGCGTTATGGCAGTCGCACTCTTCCAGGTGATTGTCGTGATCTGGCGGCGAAAATCTACGGCCTGCTCACAGACCCCGCGATTTGCCAGCTTGACGGGTCTCCGATCGCGGCAGTCGAGGAGGACGGGTGCAATGGTCCGTATTTCGTGGCCGAGGACGCGAACATCGCCAGATGCTATCTGACTCTCGAATTCTCCGCTATTGGAGAATTCCAATAATTCAATAATTCTTAATTTTTAGGCGTTGAAACGTTTGTTTCAGCGCCTTTTTTGTTTGAAAGGACAAAATATGGCAGCTGATTCAGCAGGTAATGACCTGAGCGCCGCGAAGATCGTGGTGACAAGCGCATACCGTTTCGCACCCTATGACGCGACTCAGAAGCTGACCGCTGATCTCATCGCGCCGACCGTGGCCGACGTGAAGACCGGCTTGGACAAGATCTTCAGCAAGGGCGGCTTCGTCGGCCTTATCACCGAGGATGGCGCGCCGCAGGACAGCCGCGACGCCGACGATGCGATCAAATTCCACCAGCCAGGCTATTCGATCAACGGCAAGGCGTCGCTGACCGAGCAGTTCACCGTGGCCGAGGATAACGACATCACGCGCCAGATGACCATCGGCAAGCCGGACTCCAGTGGCGTGTATCACGTGACCGATGTGATTCAGGATGGCAAATGGTTCTGCTACAAGGAAACCGTTCTTAAAAACGGCACGCATCGCCGTCGTCTTGGTGTCGTGAATCTGACTGGCAACGAGCAGGGTCAGGAGACTTCCGGCAAGAACACCGGTGACGCTTGGACCATCGAATGGATTCAGGACGACGCCTGCGATTCCGGCAACAGCAAGTATTTGGAGTCCTTCGTGACTCCGACTGTTTCGTCCGGGTCTCACGCCACCGATCATCAGGCTGATGATTCCGAGTCTCAGCCGGTGGCTGACTGATTCAACTCTTCCCAGCATGTGTTTCTTTCTTCCTTTCTTCGCATGTGCTGGGATTCTTCCTCTTCATCCAGTGGAGTAAAGGAATTTTTCGTAGTCGTTTGAAAGAAGGAAGAAATGACCAAGAACGTGATGCCCTCCGCCGCCGATTTCGACGCCTGGACTCAGGAGGACGAGGAGAAGGCGCTTGAAGCGTCGGCCGAGCGGATGAAGGTGAAGCACCTCATCAAGGACGGCAGCGTATGGTTCCTCGCACCGCACGGCCACATTTACAAGCTGCCTCTGAATCTCAGCATCGATGATTTCGTGCGCCTGTCCGACCTGCAGTCCAACACGGAGCAGATCCAGACGTTGAAGGATATTCTCACGGCTTTCGCTGGCGAGGATGCGGCCAAGGAGCTGGCGAAGGAGCCGACAATGGTCCCATTCAACATCCTCAACGATTACGGCGAGCTGCTTGCGAAGATTCAGGGCGTGGAATTGGGAAAATCGTCGGCTTCTGCCAGCTCCTCCAAGGAGAAGACGGCAGTCGAATAAGGGCCGATTTCGCGGCTCGCGGGTGGAGTCTGCAGGCCGATTTGGGCGGCAGACTCCGCTACTGCGACGCGATCGCATTGTGGGAAAATCTCTCGGCCGACCCGAGCAGTTACACCGGTATGACTGCGGTGCATATGGTGCTGCCGATGGATGCGACGGCGATCATCACCGCGATTCAGGCTGGCGGCACGTCGATTCTTGGCGACCTCGCGCCGGAAAAGGCTGGGAAGAAGCACGTCGAAGTGACCGATGAGGAGCGTCGTGAGGCTTTGGCGTCGATGAGCAGCATCTTCGGCTTCAAAAAAACAAGTGAATAGAGGAGGCTGTCATGGCTGGTGGGAGTGAGCTTGGTTCCGCGCATGTGAGCATTTTCCCGCAGATGAATGGCTTCCGCCAGTCCGTGGCGAAGGAGACCGGTAAGGCCGTCGGCGACATGAAGACGGCCTTTGGCAAGGGCTTCAATGGGGCGCAGCAGGGCAAGAAGGTCGGCAGTGCCTTCAAAAGCGGTTTCAACAGTGGTGCGGCCGAGCTGAATTCCGAAGCCCTGAAGTCCTTTAAAAAGGACGTGGCTCAAGCCTCGCAGAAGAATACTGACGCCTTGCTGAAATTCAAGTCGGCTGGCGTGCAGGTGCAGGCCGCGCAGGAGAAGCTGAACGCGGCCACACAGAAATATGGCGCGGACAGCACGCAGGCTCAGGCTGCGGCCATCAAACTCGAACAAGCTCAAATCAAACAGAAGACGGCGGCTGACAATCTCAAGGCGGCGTCCGACAACCTCAAGACGGCGCAAGGACGGCTCAAGGACCTCGAAACGCAATTGGCGGCCGAATCCGACAAGTCCAAGAATGCGTTCAGCCGTATGGCTTCCGGCTTCACCTCAACGGCCCAGCAGATCGTCGGCAAGATTCCAGGCGTGAACGCGGCGGTGCAGAAGATCAGTTCGACGGCTGGCGAGGTCACGTCCAACATCAAAAGCAAGTTTTCGGCTGCTTGGAATGCTTTGCCGGAGGGTGCGCGTAATGCGGCCGCGAAGGCCGGTAATGCGTTGCATTCGGGTTTGAGCAAGGCTTCCGGGTTCGCGTCGAAGGCGGTGTCCGGTATCGGCAAGGCGGCTAAGGGCATGGCCACCGTCGTGTCCGGCGCCGTTGCCGCCGCTGGCGGATATCTGGCGAATTTCGGCAAGCAGGCCGTGGATGCGGCCCTCAAGGCCGGTGAGGTCACTGCTAAATTCCAGCAGGTCGCCAAAAACAACAATTGGACCGAGGAAGAGCAGAAGTCCCTGCTCAGTCTGAATAAGACGCTTGGCCAGACCGGCGTCATATCCGGTGGCACCTTGAAGGCCGCTCAGGCACAGCTCGGCACTTTCGCGCTGACGGCGGATCAGGTCAAGACTTTGACGCCCGCTTTGGCGGACATGATCGCCAACAACAAGGGTTATAACGCGACGGCGCAGGATGGCGTGCAGATAGCGAATCTGCTTGGCAAGGTCATGACCGGCAGCGCCACGGCACTGTCTAAGTATGGCGTGACCATGACGGACGCGCAGAAGAAAGTCCTGCAGGAGGGCAGCGCGTCCGAAAAGGCAGCCATGGCCGCGCAGGTGTTGGAAGCCAACTTCGGTGGTATCAACAAGGCTTTGGCGCAGACCCCGCAGGGCAAGATGACCATTCTCCAGCATGAGATTGCCGGTTTGAAGACTTCGATCGGCAATGATCTGATCGCGGCTTTCGGTGGTGTCGGCGGCGCGGTCATCAAGATGGTGCAGGCCGTCGAACCGCTCATCACCGCGTTTTTCGACAAGGTGGCCGCACTGGCCGAGAAGATTGGCCCGCCGCTTGAAAAAGTATTCGGTGCTGTCGCTGACAAGATCGGCAAAATCAATTTCAGCGGATTCGCGGGCCAATTGTCTGGATTGTCCGGTCCTATCGCAGCCGTGACTGGTCTGCTTGGCGCGGCTGGTCTTGGCGGCGCGTTGAGCGGCTTGAGTGGCGTGCCGATCATCGGCAGCATGTTTAGCAGCTTAGGCAAAGTGCTGAGTGGTCTTGGTGGTCCCATCACGTTGGTGATTGGCGCGCTGGCCGGATTGATCGCGGCAAGCCCGCAATTGCGCAGCGAATTCGGCACCATGCTGGTCAACGTCTTCAACAGCCTTAAGCAGGCGTTCTTGATGTTGCAGCCGTCGATTCAGACGCTGATGCAGGCTTTCAGCCAATTGGCGCAGGCGCTTATTCCAGTGCTTGCACGAATCATTCCGCTTCTGACGCCAATAATCTCGACACTGATAGGTGCTATGGTTCCGGCCATTCAAGACATCCTGACCGTGGTGACCACAGTAGTACTGGCATTGGTCCCGATTATCCAAGGACTCGCGCCGGTCGTGACCGTCGTGCTGACTGCCATCACGTCCGCGATACAGTCTCTGACACCGGTTATTTCACAGATCAGTGGTCTGGTTGTCAATTTGGTTTCGACTGTTGTCGTTCCATTGATTCAGCAATTGGCCCCTATCGTGACTAGTGCGTTGACTGGCATTGCCTCAGTCGTGCAGGGTCTTGCTCCGATAGTGTCGGCGGTAATTTCCGCAATCATTGGTTTCATTCAAAATACGCTTTTCCCGGCAATTCAGGTAATGACGCCTTTCATTCAAGGTGTCATTGGTTCCGTCCAGCTCATACTTCAAGGCGCGATGACATTCATTCAAGGTGTCATAAACGTTGTCTCCAGTATCATTTCTGGAGATTGGCGGCAGGCGTTTGAGGGATTCAAGCAGATTGTCAAAGGCGCTGTGGAAACGGTGCTAGGCATTATTGGTGGCATCGGCAGTGCCATCATGGGCATCTTCTCCGGCGCTGCCACATGGCTTGTGTCGGCTGGCGTGTCGATCATCGGCGGTCTGATTTCCGGAATCAGCAGCGCAATGAATGTCCTTGGTGGTTTTCTCGGAAGCGTTAGAAGCCATATCTTCGGCTTCTTCGCTGGTGCTGGCACGTGGCTGTGTAATGCCGGCGCGAGCATCATCAATGGTCTGCTCAATGGTCTGAGGGCGGCTTTCGGCAAAGTTAAGAGCTTTGTGAGTGGCATCGGCGATTGGATCGTCAAACATAAGGGTCCTCTCAGCTACGACAAGGTGATGCTTAAGCCTGCTGGTCAGGCGATCATGCAGGGCTTTGACAAGAGCCTTAAGGCTGGCTGGAAGGACGTGCAGCGCACTGTCAATGGCATGAATGCGCAGATCAATGGCGGTTTCGATGTGGATGCGTCGAAGTTGGGGCGCGCGAATGTCAGCAATGGCGGTGGCGGTGCCACGTATGTCACGCAGACGTTCAATTATCCCGCGATCGCGCCCACGTCGATTTCGACGCAGCAGAAATTGCAGACTGCGGCGATGCCGCAATGGTGACACACAAGTGAAAAAGGTGGTGCAATGATTCTCACGGATTATCTCATCAATGGTCAGCAGCTGACTGGTGAGCGTTCGAGCCTGATAGTCGGCACCACCCATTTCACAAGCATTAGCCCTCGTATTAATTCCGTGACCGTGAACGGCCGGTCCGGCGTCATGCTTCCGGCTGGGCCGGTGGCTTTCGATGCGCCGGAAATCACGCTGAAATTCATCACGGACGGGCCTGATGCGGATACTCTGATGCACCGCTTCTACCGCTTGTGCCGTTTGGCTTCCAAGCTGACTCGCGTGGAGCGTGACACGGTATCCGGCTGGGCTCGGCGCATGACCGCCAGTGCGGTATGCACGTCATGTCAGCCGGACGGTGACGAGATTCCGTGGGATGACCACCGCGCGGCCACCGCCGTCTTCCAATTGCCGGACGTTTATTGGCAGGGGGAGCAGTGGCAGGAGCGCACCTTGGACGCGACCGGCGGCCTCCTGCTGGCCGGTAGTGTCGATAAGCCCAGTGACAAGGGGTATTGGACGCGCTGGGCTGGATTGCCGAACGCCTCGCCCTCGCAGCTTTTCGACACCATCCCCGGGGGCTGGCTGTCCAATGCACCACTCACCGCGCTGGCATTGCGTTTCGGTGCCGCAACCGCCGTCACGATCAGTGACCCGATAAGTGGCACGAATCTGCTGTGGGGTGGCAAACGCGACGCCTCACGACCTTATCTTTTCGTCGATGTGGCCAATCGCAAGGCGTGGACGGCTGCCAACGCCGACGCATGGTCAGGCGGCACGGATGTGACGTCCGGCGTCGACTGGACCACCGAGCCACTGCAGGTGTGGCCCGCGATCGATTCCGGCGACTATCGCATCACCATCAAACAGACCGGCAGCGCCGACAAGGTGACCTGCCGGTTTTTGCAATCCTGGGAGTGATTCATGGCAAAGTCCCTTCATGCCCGTCTTGTGGCCTATCGTCCATTCGGTGAGCGCATCGGTGTGCTGGCCGAGCCGGTGAGCTTCAGCGCGTCCATGCTCCACGATGATGACGGCGCCATCTCGATCGAGTATTCGATGCTGTCGGGTGACGCTCAGGCATTCGACCGAGAGCTTACCGATGGTCTTGAGGTGGCCGTGGAGGTGTCGGACGGCACCGGCTATCAGGAGCCGGACAATGCGCGTTTCGTCATCACCGGCCGATCCGGCAAGACGGACGATCGCACGCGCACCGTCACCTACAGTGGACAGTCGATAAGCTGGCTGCTGAGCAAGGCGGAGAACAACGATTCTTCGCATCTGCTCGCGGATGGTGACAACAAAGGCAAGAGGCCATTTTATTCGGCTAATCCGGGCGTGATTTTGAAGACCATGCTTGACGAGAACCGTCAGCGTGGCGGCGTGGCCACCGGCCTGACGCTCGGCTTCGATACGGCGAAGGATGCGGGCGGCGCTGCATGGGCGAGGAAATACACGCTTTACTACAGCCTCGGCACGGATCTGCAGACGATCCTGTCATCTCTGGTCAATGGTGGAGGCTGCGACTGGCGCACGTCCGGCCGCACGCTGAAACTGTGGAATGCGGACAGCAGGGCATTGAGCCGCGATCTAAGCAAGCAGGTCGTGCTCCGGCTTGCCCGTGACATCGGCGAGGCCCCATACGAGGAGAGCATCAGCGATCTGGCCAGCACTATCCTCGTCGAGGGTGACAATAACCTGCTTTTCCGTATGGACAATCCGGCTGCTCCGACGCCGTGGGGCAAGTGGGAATCCTACGCCTCGCAGGGTGGCGTGTCCGACAAGGACACGGCGCAGGCTTTTATGCAGTCGACTTTGGATGACTCGGCAAGGGTGCGTGGCCAGTACACGCGCGACCTCATCATCAGCGAGGTGGACGCACTGCCGCTCGTCGACTACCATGCCGGCGATTGGATTACGGCTCCGACCGTCACTCACGGCGAGAAGGTGCGCGTGCAGGAAATCGACCTGAGCATGCGCCAGGGCGAGGGACTATCCGTCAGCATCGCTCTGAACGATATCAAGTATGATGCCTCGGTCAAGCAGGCGAAGAAGATCAAGGGCATCACCGGTGGTGCCGCATTGGCCGGCAGCGAGGGCGGCACGACAGCCTCGTCCGACCGTGACCATCGAGTGCCGAAGGCGCCACTCGGCCTTGTGGTGCAGACTGATGCCTATATAGGCTCGGATGGCTATGCGCATGGTCTGGCCACCGCCTCATGGAGCGCGGTCACGCAGGCCACGAACAATACCGCCATTGAGATTAGCAATTACGCCGTCGAGTGGCGCAAGCACGTGGATGGCGCGCCCTGGCATTCCGCCGGCACCACCGATAAGACGCAGCTTGGCTTCGGAGGCTTGGATTGCGGCACGCAAATCGAGGTGCGCGTCAGGGCTGTGCCGACGTATTCGGACAAGCTTGGCGAATGGTCGGCCGTCGTGGTGGCAACTGTGGAGTCGGATACGACGCCATGCTCCGTACCGTCGAAGCCGGTGCTTGCGTCCGAGCTTGGCGTGGTGACCGTCCATTGGGATGGCAGGACAAGCACTGGCACGTCGATGGAATCGGACTTCGACCATATTGAGGTCGGCGAGGGCGTCGATGCGGCCGGCATGACCGTCATCAGCGCAAACCAGTCCGGTCAGGGCGATTATCTCGTGACCGGTCTGGCAGCCGGTTCACAGCACTCCTACGCCCTTCGTTCGGTCGATCATGCGGGCAATAAGTCTGACTGGTCTGCGATTGCCACTGTGACCGTGGCTTCCGCCGTCTCGCCTGAAGAGGTCAAGCAGATCCAAAAAGACCTGGCTGACAATCAGACGGCGTTGAAGGATAATACGGCCAAGCTCGATCAGGCGCGGAAGGATATCCAGTCCAACAAGTCTAATCTTGATGCGGCGAATCAGACGCTCGCTCAAGCCAAGACCGACCTATCGCAGGCGCAGAAGGATATCGCGCAGACCAAGAGCGACCTGACCACCGCGAACGGCGAGATCAGCAAGGCGAAGGAGTCGGCGGCGCAGGCGTATGCCGAAGCCCACTCGAAGAATCACACTTTTCGTGGGCCGGATGAGCCGAAGGACAATCTGATCGTCGGCGACCTGTGGCTCAAGACGCAGGCGTATTGGACGAGGTGGAAAGGCGAGAAAAACAACTCACCGAGCCTCTTGGCCGACTTTTACACCTACTGGCAGGGCGAAGCCAATAATTCTCCTTCCGTGCTTGTGCCCTTGTCCGATCGTGTGATTGACACGCTTGTCTGGGATGGTGCCGCTTGGAACCACATGGGCTATGCCGACGTGGAGCGCAATGCCGACGAAATCGCTCAGGCGAAGTCCGACATCGCGGACAATGCCGCGAAGACCACCGACGCCAAGAAGACCGCCGAGAATGCCGCTGCCGCAGCGAAAAACGCTCAAGGCACGGCTGACACGGCGAATGGTGCGGCGAAGACAGCGCAGGACACCGCCAATGCGGCTACTGCTGCCGCGAAGAGCGCGACGACAACGGCAGGTCAGGCCAAGGATGCGGCCAACGCGGCGCAGACCGCAGCCGAAAGCGCGAAGAAGACCGCTGGCAATGCGGAAACATTGGCGAACACGGCCAATGAGTCCGCCAAGTCCGCCAAGTCCGACGCGGCTTCGGCCAAGACGGACGCGGCCAACGCCAAGACCACTGCCGCGAATGCTTCGAGCGTGGCAACGCAGGCCAAGGCCACGGCTGACAGTGCGGCCCAATCCGCCACCGACGCCGCCAATGCAGCCCAGAAGGCGAACACGGCTGCCGCTGCCGCCGCTGGCGTGGCTAACGGCAAGGCCGACGTGCTGATCCAGTCCACGGCACCGGCCACGTCGATGCGCAAGCCGACTACCTTGTGGATTGACACCACCGGTGGCGCTAACACGCCGAAACGGTGGAACGGGTCAGCTTGGGTGGCGGTGACGGACAAGGCCGCTACCGATGCGGCAAACGCCGCCGTCAAGGCGAATGATGCGGCCAAGACCGCTCAATCCACCGCTGACAAGGCTCAGACCACAGCCGCCAACGCCGCGTCACAGGCGAATCAGGCACAGGCCGCCGCGAAAAAGGCTCAGACCACCGCTGACGGCAAGAATCTGATCTACCGCGGCCCCGACGAACCCGCGCATGATGGGTTGAAGCCCGGCGACATGTGGTGGCGCACCCAGAAGTATTGGACGAGGTGGAAGGGCGAGAAGAACAATTCGCCGTCCATGCTTGCCGACTTCTACACGTACTGGACCGGCGCGCCAAACGCTTCCCCAAGCGTGCTCGTGCCGTTGACGGATCGCGTGATCGAAGTGCTGACGTGGGATGGTACGCGCTTCACGCCATTCGACCTCGTGGCGAACAACATCCTCGCTGCTGGCACGGTGGCCGCGAAGCATCTCGCCGCCGACTCAGTGACCGCTGAGAAGGTCAAGGCTAATGCCATCACGGTGGACAAGCTGGCTGCCAATTCGGTCACGACTGAAAAGCTGGTGGCTGATGCGGTGACCGCCGCGAAACTCGCCGCCGACTCGGTGCAGGCGCGGAACATCGTCGCACTGGCCATCACAGCCGACAAGCTCGCCGCCAATTCGGTGACCACTGGCAAGCTCAAGGTCACGGAAGACATGACCGTGGCGCTGCTCAACGTCCACAAGATTCAGGCGTCCGACATTGCGGCTAATGCCGTGACCACTGCCGCTTTGGCTGCTGGCGCGGTAAACGCCGACAATCTGGCCGCTAATTCGGTCAATGCGTCCAAGATTGTGACTGGTGCGATCACCGCCGACAAGCTCGCGGCGAATTCCGTGACGGCTGTCAAGATCGCGGCTGGCACTATCACGTCCGACAAGGTGGCGGCAGGCCAATTCAAAGGCTACGTCTTTACGGGCGCCGTCTTCCAAAGCTCCGAGGCCGAGAACACCGGCATGAAGCTCAACGGCACCGCATTGCAAATGTGGGACAGCAACCACAATCGCACCGTCTATCTTGACGGCGAAGGCAAGTCGAATCTGCTGACTGGCACGTTCCAAACCCGCACGAGCGGGCACAGGGTGCGCATCAGCCCGGATTATCAGACCTACATCATCGGCGGATCTGAGACTTTCACCGGTGATGGCATCGAATTCCCCGCTTACAACGGGTCCACCGCCTACTTTTCGCATCCGGCCATCGCTTCTGTCATCCAGTCGAATCAGGTCGGCGCGATGGGCGAACTGGACTTGTGGAGCGGACACGTGAGCAAGAACGACCCTGCCGCGTTCATGTCTCTCAGATCGAAGCCGCGCAAGAAAGGCGGTACCGGCAGCGGCGGCGTCACATCCAGAGTGCATGCCGTGGCGAACACGGATTACGACGAGCCGGACGAGAGCAAGAAAAGCAGCGCTTTCCTCACTCTGTCCGGCGATAGCGCGAACGGTTCGGAGTGCTGGCTCGAAGCGCAAGACGCGAACGGCGAGGTCGGAGTCGGCGCGAACATCGGCACCGGATACGTGTATCTCGGCGGCTATCTTGGCGGCATCACGAACCGTTTTACGTTCCATGCCCAGGCTGCGTGGAAGGCGTGGTATCCGAATCCCGGCTCGAAGATTGCGACCGGCGCTTCCATGCAAGTCGATTGCACGTTCAGCCCGACGAAATACGGCCACTATTACGTCGTCGCGAACGCGGATTCACAATGGGCGGGCATCATCGCGCACCCGATGAACACGGGCGGTCAGAGCGGCTTCACATTGAAGCTGTATAACGCCGACCAGCCTTGCCCGGTGGATGTTTACGCGGAATTCCTGGCTTATTTGGTCAAATGATTGGAGGAAATCTTGTCAGCGACTTTCGAAACGGATGAGAACAGTGGGCTTTGCATTATCCGCTGCGATCCGCCGGTGAACGGGTCGGACAGTTTCGTGTTCACGCCTGAGGTGATCGCATCGTGGAAGGCGCTGCTCGGATTGGCTTCGACCCGTGAAGCGATCGCGGCGATCATGCAGGGCAGGGAGGACGTGAGCCGATACGATCCGAAGACCGGCAGGGGCGTGTGGACTGGAGCGTTCGAAGCGCTGGAGGCGGCCTTATCCGATTCCGCCACAGGGGTGAGCATGCTCGCCGCTGATGGCGAGGTCATGAATGACCCGCTGACTGCCGCACGCAACAGGGCACGTGAAGGCATGAGTCTGCCGGTCATGTCGAATGAGACCGACGCGCTGATGTGCGCCGCATTGACTGCTGACGGTTCCGGCGTGGAAGCGTCCAGCGGCATCGATGTGGCCTGCACGCGGGATATCGACGGATTGGACGCCTTCCTTGAGGACGAGTCCAGTCAAAGCATGCTGGACGAATGCGAGGAACGCTTCTACGAAGCGCTCATGCCAAGACAAAGCCACTAATAGTAAGGAGATTGATTATGGCTGACGAAAACAATGAGAATGCGACCACGGCGGACAAGATAGCGGCCAACAGCGTGACCACTGTGAAGCTGACGGCTGATGCTGTGACGGCGCACAAATTTACCGCGGACAGCGTGCAGGCGGGGGACATCACCGCTCTTGCCGGTCGTGACGACAAGGATGATTCCGACGTGTCGGCTTCGGGAGTCCTTGACTTGCGTCCGCCGTCCGAGAGCCTGAAGGCGGAATTGTGCCGCCTCGGACTCGAATATTCCAGCGTTGACGTGGATGGCGTGGAATCGTGGCGTGACTATCAGCGTGGCGTGCTCGCCACATTCGACGGGACGGGGGCCAATGTCACTATCACGGATGTGAAGACGAACCTGTCCGCCACCTTGTCTTTGGCCGAGTTGAAGACGGTGAAGCGCATCGACACGATGACCGCCGCCGACTAACCAGTATTTCCCAGTTTTTTCAACCCCTGCAATCCACACGGATTGCGGGGGTTTCGTATTTAAGGAGACATTTTGACTCAGCAGATTCCAGCCGACGCGAACGACGTCATCGACCAGCTTTCCGCGCAAATCGGCTCACTCAACAAGCAGGTCGCAATCCTGACCAGTCAGCTCAACGCGGCCATGAAATTGATTCCCGCCGACGTGCTCGAAAGCGTGAAGGGAGACGAGAATGCAGAGAATTAACTTGTTCCCCGACCCGCTCATCACCGGAAAACTCTACGCGGAACTCAACAATGGCGTAGCAAAAGCTGTTGTGGTCGCCGACAATAAGAATTGGCTCAGAGTCACCAGCACCGCGACCGGCGATAATTTCGGACAATTCTCACTGTTGGGCGGCCTCATCCCACCGGCTGGCAAGTATCACGTGCACGCCAGGGTATACGCGCAGAAGGCCGCCGCCAATTTCATCGTCTACAGCAGCGTCAACTCCTCGTGGAAGCAGTTGCTGAACAAGCCGGTCGCCGACGGGCAAACCCTCACGGTGGATTCCGAGATCACGATTCCGGAAGGATGCCAGCATCTCCTCGTCAGGATGCAATTGGGGAAGGCGGTCGGCTTGATCGGCATGATGAGCGAAATCCTCATCGAATCGGCCGACACGTATGACGCGGCGCTCGGGGGGGGGCTTCCGGGCTTCTTCACCGGCGACACCATGCCACTTCGGTAGGAGCGACTATCGGGCGGGTGGTGCCCGATGATGGTGACGAACCTATGCGCGAAACCATCCTCGACCATCACCTTAAAAGCAGGCAGGTGGACGAATATCACGACCGTCCCGAGCAAGATCGGGATGAAATATTGGATCAATGTCTATGTGAACGTCGCCGGCGGCACGATCTCGATAATCGGAGTGGATGGCGACATCAGCGCAAGTCAACGTATCGGATACTCGATGATCTCCAACAATCCCAATCCTGTGTCAATGAGTTATTCCGTCAAGTCAGGCAATCCGACCGTTACAGTGACAGATATGCTCCTCTGCACGTTTGCCGAGTATCAGGCGAACAAGACCCTGCTCGACAGCATCGGATATTTCACCGGGGATACGATGCCGCTCGCCTGACCCTCTTGGGGGTGGTGGCATGACTCTCATCGTTAATCACTGCGTCATGCCGAAAGACGGTGTGAGCGTCAAGACGACGGACACGACACCATCGGACATCACCTTCACGGGGTTGACGGCGGGCGTGAAATACCATGTGAGCGTCGTCTGTTACATGCTGTCCACGAGTGGCGACAATCCGCGCTTGCGTCTCACCACCAATGGCAGTGATAGTGGGCTGGTCCATTCGAATGGTCGCGTGGATTACGTCTTCACCGCCGCCAGCACCACTCACGGCATCCTCGTCGGGCTGAACAATTGCACGGTCAATCTGAGCAAGGGCTTGTGCGTGCCTCAAGACCAGTGGCAGCAGCTCGTCTCGTTGGGATTGCCGGGCAATTATTTCGATGGCGACATCATGCCAAAAGATTAAACGATTTCAAGGAGATGTGATGTGTTTCAAACGTTTTTAGCAGGGTTTGGTGGTGTTGGTGGCGCGTGCGCTCTCATCACGCTCGGCCTTAAAGTCTGGCCGGGCGCGTTGGACGCGTTGGCGACCGGCCTGTATTCGCACGTACGGCCCGAACGGTTGCCATACGACAGTCCACTTTCCCAGCATTTCGCAAAAACACGACAGCTTGGCGAACGTACCGAGAAATTCGACGAGCGGATGGACGAGTTGTGCCGGGACACGATCAAAAACACGATCATCAGCCTGATCTACGGCGACAAGGACACCGACCACAGCGAGGCCGTCAGCTACGAGTTGTCAAAGCTTGAGAAATTGGACGCGCAATGCTGGATCATCTCGGCCGCCGAAAAATACTTGGAGGACCGGCAATGATGCGTCTCATGATCGCGGGCGGCACCTACCTATTGCTCCTCGCACTCATCATCATTTTCAACCACGGCGCTCACATGCGCTGACATCGATTTTCACAACCGCAAGGCCATCTCTTCGGAGGTGGCCTTTTCTATTGCCCCGTGAGGGGCGGGAAGGAGGCCGTCATGGACGAAGTGACCATGACGCCGGAAATGACACCGCAGGGCGACAGTCTGCCGCCCGAGAGCATTCCGATCGTGTCCGAGGAGGATGCGGCCAAGGCCGTCGAAGGATTGGAGGACTGATATGGCAAGCGTAAGCGCTTTGATTAACCGCATGCGTTACTGGTGCGCGGTCGCGAACATGGGCTATTCGCAGTCCGACCGTTGGAACTTCACCCCGAGCGCGGGCAACTGCGACTGCTCCAGTCTGGTGATCCACTGTCTCAAGGAGGCGGGCTTCGATACCGGCAGCGCCACCTACACCGGCAACCTGTCGGACAATCTGACCCGTCGTGGTTGGACCCGCCTGCCGGCGAACGGCAATCCGCAGCCGGGCGACATCCTGCTCAATGACGTGCACCACGTGGCCGTCTATCTTGGCGGCGGCAAGCTCGCACAGGCGTCCATCTCCGAGCGTGGCACAGCCTACGGCGCGGCTGGCGACCAGACTGGCCGCGAAACCAACATCCGCAATTACTACAGCTATCCATGGAATTGCTATCTGCGATACCAGGGCGCCCAGTCTTCCGCTCCAGCCGCAAATTCCGGTGCCATCGCAGTGGATGGCAATGTCGGCCCGGCCACTGTGCGCCGTTGGCAGCAGGTGATGGGCACTACGGTGGATGGCATCATCAGCGGACAGCAGGTGCCTGACGGCAGGACCTACGCGCGTCCGGCCATCGATTCGAGCGTGGTCCGCTACGGTGCTGGCGGCAGTGACTTGATCCGCGCCGTGCAGCGTCGCCTGGGCTGTGGCACTGATGGTCTGCTTGGACCGGCCACCATTCGCGCCATCCAAGCGCATTACGGTCTGGCTCAGGACGCGAGCTTCGGCCCCGCCACCGCACGCGCCCTGCAGTCGGCGCTCAACCAGGGACGATTCTAAGGAGGTTTAAATGGCTCAGCATGCAGCACCGTCCACTTTGGAGACCACCGTCAATAATCTGACCAACGAATGCGAGGATGGTCAGGACAACCAGCCGCCGACGGCTTACACGCCCGTCTTTTCCAAGGGCGTGCGCACCGTGGTCTACGTTGCCGGTCTCATCGCTTCATGCGTCGGCTTGGGTTTCATGACCTTCGGCGACGCCGCGATCGGCGGCTACATCTCGACCGTGGCCGGCTTCATCGCCAGCGGTCTTGGCGTGGCCTACAATCCGCTGCGTCGTGATTAATTTTCGGGCGTGAAACTCAAACTCGCGCCGGAAACTCAAACTCGGGTGTGGAAAAATTTGCGGCACTGTAGTGTCCGTGGAATTTTTTGCACCCTGTTTTTAAATCTGCCCCTTCTCCGTTTGGAGGAGGGGCTTTATTTTTAGGACTTTCAAAATGGGCATCAGACAACAGACGATTGACGATTACGGTGCATTCGTGGAGAAATTCAAACCGAAGAAGACCACGGACGACTGCTACACCCCCCCCGCAGTGTATGAGACGATAAAGGACTGGGCATGCCGTGAGTATGGCATCGACCCCAGCAAGGTGGTGCGTCCCTTCTATCCGGGCGGCGACTACGAACGGTTCGACTATTCCGATGGCAAGGTGGTGGTGGACAACCCACCTTTCTCGATTCTGTCAAAGATATGCAAGTTCTACCGTGACAACCATATTCCTTTCTTCTTGTTCGCGCCGTGTCTCACGATCTTCTCCAGCACGTCACGCAACGGAGCGCACATGATCGTCACGGATTCGGCCATCGAATACGCGAACGGCGCGCAGGTCAACACCAGCTTCGTGACGAGTTTCGGCGATGATCTGATCCGCACCGCGCCGGATCTGGCCAACGCGATAGACGAGACCGTGAAGCGCGGCAGGAAAGAGCAGCGCAGGCATCCGCCGAAATACTCGTATCCACGTGAACTGCTTACCGTGAGCAGGCTCAGGAAGATTGGCAAGCAGGTCGAGTTCCGTGTCAAGGCTTCGGACGTGGCATTCACGCCTAGGCTCGCTTCGCAGAAGGCCGTGAAGAAAGCCATCTTCGGCGGCGGCTATCTGATGAGCGAAGCCAAGGCCGCGGAACTGAAGGCCGCGGAACTGAAGGCCGCGGAACTGAAGGCCGCGGAACTGAAGGCCGCGGAACTGAAGGCCGCGGAGGACGTGACCATATGGCCTCTCAACGACAAAGAAAAACAGATCATCGGAAAACTCGGTTAAACATTGCCCCTCTCTCAGCATGATGCTGGTGGAGGGGCTTTCTTGCGGTTTTTCCGCGAAACCGACCTTTTACGACTCGTTCGACGGTTTTTGCAGTCAAATGTTACACATGCCCCTCTCTCAGCTGATGCTGGGGAGGGGCTTTTCTTGTTATTCGGCGTGTTTGCGTGGTCGTCCGCCGCCGTCGCGGCGGCCCGGTGGTTTTGTGCGAATACCGTCTGGATTACGCTCACGGCGAGACGAATGTCCGCCGTCATGGGGTATCGTTGCAATCGAACTTGAGACCCGGACCTGCTTTGCTGGTGGGCAGGGTTTCGGGTTCGAAGCGTGTGGCTGGCTGCCGCAGGCATCCGATGGCGAGTCGATGCGCCATCAGCGAGAGCTGGATGTCTCGCCCAACGGCTGGGCCAGACGGTTGAGACCAACCGGAGCCGTGACCCTTCCCGCGCAAACGGGACGCTAGTCATGCAGAAGACTGTAAAAAGATCAGCCACACGGCTTCGGAGGGGCGCTTGGTCGGTGCCCCTCTTTTAATTTTCTGGGAGGATTCCGGGCGTGAACGTGACCGAGGCGAAGCGGCGGATGCTTGGCGAGGCCCGAAAGGCAGCCCGACTATACGCCAATCTCGTCGGAACGATCACGAGAATCGCGTGCGACGACGGGATGACGCTGGACATCCAATGGAAGGCCTCGAACTTCGCCCACCTATGCGGCCTGGAATACTACGCCGACGACAACCGCACCCGCAGACTTCCCGCCCGACGCCTGTACACCGACCTCCTGTCCGGCCATGGGATCTCGGTGAAAAGGGTCGCGCTCACCGGAGACGCGCGATGGCTCGCGAGGAAGACCGACGTGATAGCCAGCGCATTCGCACTGAACGACGCATCCATGGTGGTCGAATCAGGCAACAGCCGGATACGCCTCTACATGGGAAACACAGTCTGGTGCATCGGCCTCGGAAGAAGCGGAGAGGACGGCCCCTACTATCCGCAATCCCTACGCAAGGGGAACGCGGCCAAGGAAAAAATGCCAGGAACCCAGATCCACCATGTAGTCTCGATCAAATACCTGAACACGGCACAGTGCCACCCATCGATCCAAGACTGACAACATCCAACCTCCAACAACAAAACCGCCCCGGCGCTCGCGGATGAGCGCCGGGGCGGACGTCACTCCGCCGGATGCTTGCGCGGCCTGCCACCGCCGACTCCGCGTCCGGGGCGTTGCGCGTTCCATTGGTCGATGGTCTCTGGCAGCCAGCCGCGCGTGCGGCCTATTAGGGCGTCCGGCTGGGGGAGCTTGTAGGCGCTGACGGCGGCGGTGCTGATGCCGAGGCGCTTGGACACGTCGGTGACGCTCAGGTATTTGATGGTCATGTCAGTCCTTCCTTCCGGCGATGAGCGCGAAGACGGCGCTGACGATGGCGCATCCGGCGGTGAGCGCGAACGGCCAGCCGAACCATGCGCTGGCGGCGGTTCCGAGCGCGAACACCGCGCTGACTATCGATTCCGTTCTCATGATGTTCCATGGCATAATCGGAGATGTGGGGTTCCGGCCCCCAGGTCTGGCCGGAACCCTTTCTCACTTTTTCCTCTTCGGCTTCCGCCTCATCTCCTTGATGAGTCCGGTCACGGCTTTGATGAGGGCCGCGAGGCTCGCGACGAGGAGCGAGATGCTGGTGATTATCTCCGATGGTGTCATGTTCACCTCCTTTCCTTGATATAAACTATATTAGCGCAGTAAATAAAGTAATGCAAGCCGAAACACGAAAAACATAAGAAAAACAGCGGATTGATAGACTTGATGCCACGCAAACGAAGGGGCAAGCATGGCCTACACGATCCGCCAATACCAGACGAAAAGCGGAAAAAGATACGAAGTCAGATACCGTAAGCCGGACGGCACGGACACCGGCAAACGCGGCTTCAAACGCAAAATGGACGCCGATGCCTGGGGCGCAGCGAACGTGACCACAGCTAAAAGCGTCGGCGCGTACATCGACCCACAAGCCGGAAGACGCTTGGTCGAAGACTTCTGGGAGCCATGGCTGGCCGCAAAAAAGACCAAGGCCAAACCAAGCTACATCAAGTCATTGGAGGATGCTTGGCGCGCGCATGTCATGCCTCAATGGGGAGTACGCGAAGTCCAGTCCATCACAATGGACGAGGTGCAGCGGTGGGTCACCGATCTGGCTGGCAGGCGCAGCGCGTCAGTGACCATCCGTGCTGAAAACCTCCTGCGCAGTCTCATGGAGAGGGCAAAGGCCGATCGGTGCATCCACGACAATCCATGCGACGGCATCGAGCTGCCGCGCAAGCAGGTGCGGAAGCATGTCTATCTGTCGGCCGATGAATTGTCTCGTGTGGCGATGCAGTGCGGGTGGCGTGAGCCGATCGTGCTGACCTTGGGCCTGTGCGGCATGAGGTGGGGCGAGCTCGTGGCGCTCCGTGTCGAGGATGTCGATCTGCAACGCTGTCGACTGCATATATATAGGAGCATCACGCGTCTTTCCAGCAGGATGGTGGAGACCGACCCGAAGACCCATGATGGACGCTCGGTGATGTTCCCCCTGGTGTTGCGTCCGCTGCTCGCCAAGCAATGCGAGGGGCGCGAGCCGTCCGATTTTCTTTTCACCGCTCCCGGCGAGCCTCTGGACGAACCGATGGGCAACGGCTGGAATCCGACGCGGCACGATGGGTGGTTCGCGGTGGCGCTTCGCCGCGCGGGCGTGGAGCGTGGCCACATGACGATTCACGATCTGCGGCATACCGCCGCTTCGCTCATGGTGCAGTCCGGCGCTAATGTCAAGACCGTGCAGCGGCAGCTCGGCCACAAGTCGGCCGCGATGACGTTGGACGTGTACGCGGACCTGTTCGACGATGATCTGGACGACCTGTCGGAGCGTATGGGCGGTCTGCTGTTTTCGCAGGATGTGGGCAAAATGTGGGCAAAAGCGACGCAAGGCATTGATGGAACCGTTGAAACAGCAAGTGTCTGAAGCTTTTCTCCTGTGGGTTCGAGTCCCGCTGGAGGCACTTTTGGAAACCGCCAGAGATGGCGGTTTTCCTTTATTCTCCAACGGTTTTGGCATCATCGCGATTCACTGCGATTCAACCCTTTTCCACGGTGGGTTATGGAAAAATGTGGGCAATGTGTAGGCAAAATGTGGCATATCGTTCCCGAAACATTCCGT